TAAGACGAGTCGCCCCCATCATCTTCTTTCAAGAAAAAAAGATTGTCTACATGCTTCGGCATATTCTCTTTAAAAGATGTCCAAACACTTTTCTTCTTTTTTGTAGCCATAGTATTCTCCTAAGGTAGCCTAATTACTTGTCCAACATTAATTAGATTAACGTTGTCAATTTTATTAAGCTTTGCAAGTATTGCTACAGTTGTCTTGTATGTTCTAGCTATTGCTCCTAGTGTATCTCCAGACTTTACTGTATGGGTCTTTGGCTTAGATACCGTTGGTTTCTTGACAGGGGTTACCACAGGCAACGGCTTAGAGCTCTTTACAGCTACCCTGCGTGTCCTTGGAACTTTACGGCTCTCAGGCTCAGCTGGTTGCTTTGGTTTTGGGGTAGCTTTTGGGGTGTTGGCTTTTACTTCATTAAGAGCTATCATAGAAAGAATAAACTTTAATGGCTCTAGGAAACCCTTGCCATCTTGTGACCAGCCGTGTGTTCTTCCCTTCCATATTTCAAAATGTAAATGAAGTCCTGTTACGTAGCCTGTGTCACCCATTACGCCGACTTGGTCTCCAGCCTTAACCATCTGACCCTGACGTACCTTCGAGGAACCATCCTGTAGGTGAGCGTAAAGTGATGTGTAGTATTTGCCACTGATGAAGTGTCGAATAACAATGTAGTTACCGAAGCCACCGCCTTTGGCTGTAGACTTCCTAGACTTAAGAACTTTACCATTCATAACGGCATAGACTTTTTCGTTTTTCCTACCGGTAATGATATCGTCACCGTTATGGTGCCTGGTAGCCTTCTTTGTTACGGGGTCTATCCTCCAACCGAATGGCGAGGTGACTCTGTACTTTCCCTGTACGGGTAATGCGAATAAGTTTGACATGTTTATAATCCTCCTTACCTCTATTATAGCATAGAGCCTCAAGCAGGTCTCGAACCCGCCACCTACGCATTACAAGTGCGTCGCTCTACCAGATGAGCTATTGAGGCTAGTGTCCAATTTTATCCCTATACCCTTGGGAGTGGCTTGGACAACACCATTAGCGACTTTGAGGGATCCCGACACCCCAACCTTCGCCTCGACAGGGCGATGCTCTTCCTTTGAGCTACAAAGTCAGTGCCAGTCGTGCTCACCTTTTGATTAAGGTAGATGTTGCCACTGGCTGTATATCCTAGTCTTCGCAGTCATAAAGATTAAGCCTGAACGCTTTGCTTTACCGCTGAACAGGTAGGTTTTGGATATACAATCTTGGTCCAGGCTGTTCAGGCTCTGCACCTCGAGAGGGAATAGAGAGAATCGAACTCTCAACAACAGATTGGAAATCTGTAGTTTTACCATTAAACTATATTCCCGCTCCCCCTCCTAGATTCGAACTAGGGACCTTAGAGTTAACGGCTCTCTGCTCTGCCGCTGAGCTAAGGGGGAAAATGCCCGTTAAGGATTAATAAACTTTACTACATGCATGCATGGGTCTCCGCCGTCTTCCCAGTCTGCTTCCTCTTCATCTGTCATGTAGGGGTCTCCGTCATGAGTGTTGCAAAATGCCTCGGTTACCCAGCCTTTATCAATTCCGATCTTTAACCAATCTCTGATTCCCAGATCTTCACTCATGCTTAATCCCTCCTAGATAGTATACTAAGTATACAGTAGCCAGAAGGGATTGTCAAGCAGTTTAAGTATTTTTTAAAAGTCCCAGTCACTATCTTCTGTCTGTTCATGCTTTGCAATTACATAGCTTGATCCAGAGCCAGAGAAGAAGTCGTGGTTCTCTCCTGCGTTAGGGGAGAGTGCAGAAAGAATCGCTGCGCTGACATCGCATACCTCTTTTGGAAACAGAGCCTCAAAGCCCAGGTTCATGAGTGCTTTATTGGCGTTGTAGTGCAAGAACTGCTTTACGTCTTCGGTCAGACCAACCTCATCATAAAGCTCTGCAGTGTATCTAATCTCGTTCTCGTATAGCTCCATAAGCATACTATATGAGTAAGCCTTGATCTCCTCTTGAGCTGCAGCGTCTAACTTATTGTAAGCTACTTGGAACTTATACCCAATGTAATAGCCGTGGACAGCTTCATCTCTTATGATAAGCCTAATAAGATCAGCAGTGTTGGTTAGCTTTGCCCTGCTGGATAGCCACATAGGCCAATAGAAGCCCGAGTAGAACAAGAAGCTTTCTAGCAACGTAGAAGCAACCTTGCGCTTTAGTGGGTCGTCTCCTCGGTAGTATTTAAGAATAATTTCAGCCTTCTTCTGAAGGTATGGATTATCCTCGGACCACCTGAAGGCATCTTCAATCTGATCTGTAGACGTTAGAGTTGAAAAGACACTAGAGTATGACTTGGCATGAACGCTCTCCATGAATGCAATGTTAGTAATAACAGCTTCTTCATGCTGAGTGATAGCGTCTGGAAGAATGCTCATTGACCCTACCGTACCCTGGATAGTATCCAGCATAGTTAAACCAGTAAACACCCTCATAGTGAGAAGCTGCTCGTTGGGCCTAAGTGTTGACCAGGACTGAATGTCATTTGAGATGGGTATCTTTTCTGGTAACCAGAAGTTAGCTGTAAGCCTATTCCATACGTCTAAGTCAATTGGATCTTCAACTTTATTCCAGTTAATTGGTCTTGTAATCATAGATGGGGTCTCCTTGTAGACATAAAGTATATCACATGATCTTTCATTATAGCTGGCAACTTACACAGCCTTCCATCTCTGTTCCGTCTAGCGCATTCTGCCTAATACGGATGTAGTAAATAGTCTTAATACCCTTCTTCCATGCATAGATCTGGGCTTTATTTACGTCTCTAGTGCTTGCAGTATCCTTAAAGAATAGAGTCAAAGAAAGACCTTGGTCTACGTGCTGGGTTGCAGCTGCATAAACATCGATAACTTTCTCTGGACCAATCTCATAGGCATCCATAAAGTATTGTCGGTTGTCATCAGTCATGTGGGGAGCTGGGTAGTATACCCTGCCCATCTTTCCTTCTTTACGGATCTCAACCTGTGCAGCGATAGGGTGAATAGATGACGTAGAGTTATTTACGTAGCTGATAGACCCTGTAGGAGGGACTGCCTGTAGGTTCTGGTTGTAGATGCCGTGCTCCATTACGGAAGCCTTAAGCTCTTCCCAGTCCTTCTTTTTAGGAAGCTTAATCTTGGCATCTTTAAATAACTTAGCAACCTTCTCTGTAGTTGGTTCCCACTTTTGATTAGTGTATTTGTCAAAGAAAGATCCATCCGCATACTTAGAGTTCTCAAAGTTGTCAAATGGTGACTTAGTTTCAATAGCTATCTGGTTAGATGCTTTTAAGGCGTAGTACAGTACTGCCAGGAAATAGATATTAGTGAAGTCAATGGACTCTTCATCTCCATAGTACATCTCCGACTTTCCAAAGTAACCATGAAGGTTCATCTGCCCTAGCCCAATAGCTCTAGACTTCCGGTTACCCTCGGCTACAGACATTACGGAGTCTATGTAGGATAGCTCTGAGACCGCTGTGAGCGACCTAACAGCTACCTCTATGGTCTTAGCGAAGTCTGGAGATTCCATGGCCTTAGCGATGTTTAATGATCCTAAGTTACATGATATATCTTTTCCAATATCCTTGTAGCTCATGTCATTGTTATAAGTTGTAGGAGTGTTTACCTGTAGGATTTCAGAACAAAGGTTGGACATGTTGATTCTACCCTCAATAGGGTTGGATTCGTTTACTGTGTCTTCGTATACAATGTATGGATACCCCGACTCAAACTGAAGCTCTGCGATCCTTTCAAATAACTCACGAGCTTTAATCTTTGTCTTTTTAATTCTTGGATCGTCAACCATTTCCTGGTATTTTTCAGTAACAGACATGTCTGTCATGGGGACGCCATAAACTCTCTCAATGTCATAAGGAGAGAACAGGTACATGTCCTCGCCATTCTTTGCCAACTCTAGCGTGACATCAGGAATAACCACGCCAATCGACAAAGTCTTGATACGGGTCTTCTCATCGGCGTTCTCACGCTTGGTGTCTAGGAACCTCATAATGTCTGGGTGGTGAGCATTAAGATACACAGCTCCTGCCCCCTGCCTGGCTCCAAGCTGGTTGGCATAGGAGAAGGCATCCTCTAGCATTTTCATTACTGGAATGATTCCAGATGACTGATTTTGAATCTTCTTGATCGGTGCCCCATACTCACGGACGTTTGTTAAGTTAAGACCAACCCCACCACCACGCTTAGAGAGCTGTAGTGACGACGTAACGGCACGAGCAATGGATTCCATGTTATCTTCTACCCTAAGTAGGAAACAGCTCACATACTCCCCACGCTGGGCCTTGCCTGCGTTTAGGAAGGTTGGAGTAGCTGGCTGGAAACGTCCCGAGATGATTTCTTCAATCACATTCTTAGCCGTCTCAGCGTTGCCCAAGCCAAGCATTAAGCCATTCATGACCACACGGTCTTCAAATCGCTCTAAATAGCGTTCGCCATCAAAGGTTTTTAGGGCATACTGGGTGTAGAACTTATAGGCACCAACAAACGTAGGAAACCTAAACTTGTGAGAGTACGCAAACTTAAACAGATCCTTTACATCTTCTGGAGAATACTTGTCTAGCAAGTCTTTCTCATAATATTCCTGCTCAACTAGATACGTGAGCTTCTCTTCGAGAGTGTGGAAAAACACCGTGTTAAGATTCACGTGGTCCAGGAAGTAGGACTTTGCAGCCTCTTTATCTTTCCCAAACTGGATTTTTCCGTTTTCATCATACATATTTAACATGGCATTTAGCTCATGATAACTAATTTTATTGTCCATATAGCATCTCCAACCTATTCTTTACTTTGTTTACGTCATCTTGTGTACCAAAAATTTCTATTCTAGCGACCAGTGGTACTCCGGCTTTGCTAGATATAAGGTGTGCGGCCTTACAAAAGTCTTCTCCAAAATTCATATTGCCGAATCCAACAACACCCTGAAGGTTTTCTCTATTTGCTGGTTCGTTTAAGAACTTTCGAACCTGTCTTGGGATAGCGTGTGAGTCGCTACCACTACCATAAGTCGGTACACAAAGTACATAGCTAGCATCCATAATAGGGTACCCACTCCTGCCAGAATCAATAGGTATACGAATAGCGTTTCCATCTATCTTCTCCACAAATCTTTTAGTGTTGCCCGAATAATTTGAAAAATATACAATCTTTATAGACATCTTTTCCTAAATCAAATTGAATTGACCGAGATACTCGTCAATGTCTTTTTGGGATGGCTTATAGTGTATCACATTTTGCGACTCTTTAAAAGCTTCCTCTTGAGTTTTTGGCTTATCTTTAAAGGTATGAACCTCAATTTCCTGGTTCATATTCTTGGGAGTATGAGATATCGCCCCATAGATAGCCCCACAGACAGCGTCTGCAAGGTCCTTAGAAGACTTTCTAGGGTGGTCTACCCTATTACCTTTCATAATCTTAAGTTCTGTTAGCTCTTCAAATAAAAGATCTATCATAGGCATAACCAAACGCTCTTCATAGATCAGCATGGCCATGTCCTCGTAGTGCTTCTTTGCTACCGATACCGTCTCAGTTCTAATTCCAACAGCCTTTAGCTCATTCTGAATGTCAAAGGACTGCCAGCGGTCAAAGGAGACCATCCCAATATCAAATCCTACCCTGCGCAAGTTCTGAATCCATTGCTTCACTTCCGAAAGATCGACAGGACCCTCAGTCCTGGGCTCCCAATAGACTACAGCGTCTACAACAACAACTGGGGCTACCTGTTCATAGTCTTTGATCACCTGAATGTTTACCCATTTATCTACGTGAGCAATAGCAACAGCACACTTGTCATGCTTCTGTGCAAGGTCCGCGTGAACATAGTACTTCTTAGTAGGGTCTGGCTTAAAGGTTTCTTCGAACCTCTTAAAACCGTCTATGGGGTTCCTAATCGTCATTGCGTTCTGAACCTTGTCTCTTTGCTTAAAGAAGGCGTCAGAAGCAAACGTTGGTATGCAGGCAAACCTTTGCATAGCATCCCCGATATCTGTGTAGAAGGCTAACTTAAAGTCATCAATCTTGCGAGTAGGGTTTACTACCCATGTTGGTCTCTTTAAGGCAAACATTCCTGGGAACTTGTAGCTAAGAATGGTGTCCTCTTCCCAAGAGATTTCCAAGCTATTGCCTTTTGCATCCGCTGGCAGCTCATCATTCATAACAAAGGTGTGATACTTTGTAACAACCTCTTTTTCCATAACAACGTCGTCATACTTCTGAGAGATAAAGTCTCCGGGATAGCGAGGAAAAGACAGGAGGGCAACCTTGCCTAGGTCTGGGAAACGAGAATCTACCGAAGCACGAAAAGCTTTGTAGATGTTGTCTGCCGTCTTACCCTGCTCGTTACCCGTCCCGACCTCTTGAGCAAATCCGGATATCTCATCCAGGATAGCAACCAAAAGGTTCAGCCCCTCGTGAGACTCACGCTCTGAGTGTCCTGAGTAAACTGTTATGGACTTGTCAAACTCAATGCTATCTATCTTAGGATTGTATTTTCCAGCAAACCATGGGGAGCGTTCAACCTTTACCTTAAGTCCCTTAAAGAAAACGTTCTTTGCTTGCTGGGCGTTAATAGCAATATTGATAATATCGATAGCGTCTCCAGGAGGCTTGCCATAATACCTAGCGGGATCCTTTAAGCATAGTAAAACGTATACGATGTAAGCTACAGCTACGGTAGAAGTAAAGTCTTTACCGCTACCCTTGCCCCACTGTAAAATAATTTCATTCTTAGTATACTTTTTGTAATACCTAGCACCCTCAGTGTCTCCATAGATTAGGGATAGCTCAGGTTGCTTTAATATTTGGCTCATAGCTTTTACAGTTTCGTACTGCATTTCAGATAACTCCGGTTGCCCCAAGAACTCGGCAGAAGTAACAAACGTTACGACATCTACAGGCAATTCCTCAAAGGGGTTGTCCTGAAGAGCTTCTAGGAAGTCATCAAACATTATACATTCACAATCGTAATGGTCTCTCCTGGCTTCGATGCCTTGGAAAGTCTATTCATAATCTTATCCCTAATCTCGGGATGCTCTGAAGCTATATCCTTTAGTATTTGAACGAGGACGTTCTGTCTTTCCTCAATCTCAACCATCTCATCAGCGAGCTCCTTGTTCTCCAGAAGACCAGCTTTTTGCAACATGTCAATTCTTGTTTTCTCTAAGTCCATTACCAGCTTAATACCCGCAGTCTTTGCTCCAAGGTTAGAAAGGACAGTTGCCTCGTCGATAACTTCGTAGGCTTTTGCAATTAGCATGCTGTAGTGAGTGTCGGCACCGACTAAGGCTTCCTTGGCTCTAGCTCGTATAGCAGCGTTGTCTGCTGCCATCGATCGCCACTCGTTGATGTAGCCAACAACTTTTTGTCTTGGCATGGCAAGCTCTTTGGATATCTGAGTCTCTGGAGTTCCAGCTAAATATTTCTCAACTACCTTATTTACTGTATCGAGATGCTCTACTGTAAGATCTTCAAACGACACGCTTGGCTCTCTTCCCGCGCTTTGGAACACGCTTTACACGCTCAATCTTGAAGGCACGATAGGCAGCTGGGGTACCCTTGATCATCTCGAAGGTGTCTACCCACTGAGCCCCAGTCTCGGTGTTAGTGGTTAAGCCACGAACCTTAAACCTGCAACCGTACTCACCCTGAATCTTAATAATGTCTCCTGCTTCAATGACAAAACCATTAAGCTCAAAGCTTGGCTCCATACTGAAAATGCTTTTAGAAACATGAGCTGTATTCTTACGTCTAGACATTATACTCTCTCCTTAGCAATCTTTAACAATACAAGGTATCCTATTAGGTCGTCAATCTCGTTGTCCCCTGGCCAATCGTGACCGTTCTGAATCCTGGATAGCTTGTCATCAATGCGTACCAAGATCTGCTCAACGTTGTCTGACTTGGAGAAGACTCTACTAGGATGTAGGGCTGAGTCTCCATAGGATCGATTCTTAGCTATCAAAAGATCTTTAACCTGATTAGATATGCGCTCAATGTCTTGCTCTGTCTGTACGCTCATCTGCGTGACTTCCTTAGTTTAAATTTTGAAAGATATACGTAGATAGTCTCTACGCTTGTACCACATTCTTTTGCAATTTCTTCTGGTGACTTCTTGTCTATATGATAACGCTTACGAAGCCAGTTTTCTGATGTATATAGTTTAGCAGACGCCATATTACTTGTCAACCTTCATCCAGTTGTTGATTGCATAGTGGCCAATGCCAACAGCATCGGCTACGTCGTTATCATCTATGTCTCTATCATAAATAATATTAACTAAGTTAATTGTTCTTTGCTTTCGAAAGTCACGTTCCTGGTTCTTGTACCAGGAGTCAGACTTCTTTGGGTGTTCTTTTCTTAACTTAAACTTATCTTCTTTGGTTAGCTTTCCGTTGCCCAGAAATATCTGCCAAGTTATTGGATTGATCGATCCAGCTAGCCTTATACCGTTTTGAGCTGCAGCCCCTAGTAGTGCTCCTTGAACCAAAGCTAAGTCTGCCTGAGTCTTGGGGGAGTTCATGAAAACAGTATGCTCAATAATTATTGCATCTATTTCAAACAGTTTAAAGAATGATACGCATTTCTTTGCAGCATCTGCTACCTTGGAGTAAGTCGTTATTCCTTTGAAGTTAATCTTGCCCGTATGGGTCAAGGTCTCTCCATCAAAGATTGCGAAGGCTAGGCTATTAGTACTAGCGTCTATGGAGCAAACCCTTCTGGGCTTATTCATCATCTTCGAAAGGTCTACCATTTGCTATCCCCCTAATCTCTCTAAGGGCTCTGTTAACATCCGTGGCGTCAACTGTGCAGTTGTCACAGAATATGGTATCGTTATAAATGGAGAGCCTTGACTTGCAGCTTTTGCAAGTTCTGCCCTTGGCACTTCTCTTAGATCTTTTAGTGATCTGATACCTGTCAGCAATCTTCTCTCGGGTAGCTTCTTCACGACATTCTGCAGAACAGTATATCTGGTAGCTTACCTTTGGCTTGAACTGAGAATTACACTTGCTGCACGGCTTCATTTAAGGGCTCCAGGGATAGTAGTTTTATGTCTCCCTTAGCAGCCAAATCACAAGTTGCCCGAACAGGACATGTCTTGCAAATCTTTGAGTTGGACCTGTAGTTCTTCTCGGGAAGAGTTTTATTCTCCCAAGCTTTACGGACAGTTTTCATCCAGTCAAATGCTCCATTAACCCACTTAATGTAGTGATCACTAATCTCTACTGGTAAAATCAGTAGTTCGTGATTGTTTTTGTTTTCATAAATAAGGACAGCTTTTGTCTTATTCAGAATTTTCATGTAGATCAAAAGCTGGATTAGGTGTCCTGCCTTTGGCTTGCCTACCTTCTTTCGGTACTCAAAGCCTTCCATTGGCATGGTCTTAATCTCTCCAAGAAGATCTTCTCCATCCCAGCTAAGCATAACATCTCCGTAACCGAAGATAGGAGGGTCTTGAGCAATGACTTTAAACTCTGAGTCTACCAAGAAACCTGGGACATTACCCATGGCTTCTTGGATGCGTTCGTGAGACTTAGTCCCAGCAGTCATATTAGCTCCACCATAAGCATCTGCATTGTCTTCGAAAGTGGTACCATCAAAAGCAAGGTACCAGTAACGAGGACACTCTCCGTGAGAGTATGCGATAGTAGAGGGAGCAAAAGACTTCTTCTGCTGGTGCTTAGCTACACGCTTAATAGTATAGCCAGAGTTAATCTTTGCTACAAGCTCATCCTTATTAAGGAATGAACGCTCTTGCGCTGCTTTTATCATTACTTGACTCAATAAATTCTTTACCATATCAATACTAGCGAATGATATATTTTAAAGCTGCTACGAGGCTATTAATAGACTCTGCTGCTGTAAAGTATATGTTTTTCTTCGCTCTATCTCCTTTTTCTACGTTTACCATCCAAGTTGCACGAAAAGACATTTTTGCTGCGATTGCCTGTAGCCTTACAATCTCTACCACTGCAACCTGCAAAGGAATGTCTGGCTTAATAATTAATTTAGCAACCATAACAAGTGCAGCCGTTAGCTCATCATCTTGCATGAAGTCTGCTATCTCGGCCAGACCGTTTACCTGGTCTAAAGTGCTTCTGTCCTGTGTACTGTTTTCCATATTATACCTTTACTCTAGTATACACCATCTCAGCTCTAAGCTGCGTCAATAGGGTTCTCTTTCATGGAATCAGCTATGTCTTGTCTCTCCTTGCTAGTGACGCTTCCAGAAGCTGGAAACCACGGCACAAGGATATCGTAGAGCTCGTCTAGCAGGTTAACATCTTGAATCTGGTACTTCTTCATCTCTACCCAAGCTTTTGGATCTCCAGCCATGCACTTTATCCATAGGTCAAATCCGGAGTGCTTAACCTTTGAGCCTACCCCCAGAGTCTGAGCTACGTAGTCTAGCTTGTTAGATGGGAACTTGAAGTTGGCTTTTACAATACTCATAAGGTCCAGATCTTTCGTAGGTTCTGGAGCTGCCAATCCGTTTTCGAGAAACTCTCTGTTAATGTGCTTGTGGTCAAATGCAGCTGAGTTCCAGCCAACAAGGACATCCGCTTCATCCATCAGGCTCCAGAGAGACTCTAGCATGTTCTTCTTGCCATCGTGATGAATAGACTGAAAGGTCGTTTTCTTTTGCCCATACCAACGAGCGCCGAAGCACATCATCTCCGTGTTCTTAATAATCTGGTTAATTCCAATGTTCTGATCCCAAAGCCCCCAAGTATAAACTTGCAGGGGTGTTGTTTCTATATCTAGCATTAGTGTCTTCATTGTTCTCTCTCTTCCAATAGTTGTTCTAATAACGATAGCTCTATGATGGCTAGCCTTGTCTTAAATGAATCTGTTCCTATAACTGCAATTATTGCAGGATCATTCTTATTCTTGACTGCATCCGTAGAGGCCTTGGCCCAAACGTCTTTATTGATGGTGAAGCTTTTTCCGACTTCTTTAAAATCAACAGTGAAGCCTTTCCAGAATGCGTCACCTTTTGTTTGGCCTCTTCCAGAATTTTTACCAAGCTTGGCACCCATTCTCTTAGCTTCACTTCTCTCGCTCATAATCTCTCTTTGTTTTCTTAATAGTCAATTGTACCGCACTCATGTGGTTTTGTCTACACATCCAGGTAAGTTTCTCGTCTTCTGGATAGTGCCTCATAGATGCGACCTCTTCTTTACATGCTTGACAAATAAACTTACCAGCGTAAATGGTATATCTACTGGCCATTAACTTTACTCCTAAGCTGCTCTTGCAATTCAGAATCCTCTCTAACACGGTTTACGAATGAATCTCTTCCCTGAACCTTGCTTCCGTCTGGCAAGATATACCAAGCTCCTGTTCTTTCAACATACCCCATCATCTCTGCGGTGTCCACAAGGTCTCCGATTACGTCAATACCGATCATATCTCCCTTATAGTAGAAGCCGTACTCTCCAGACTCTCCTGGTGCTGATGTCTTTGAGTTTTGGACCTCCCACCTGACGGTTCTTCCTAGTTTCTGCTCTATAAGCTTGTCCCCAACCTTAATTTTGCCTTTGATGGACTGGCCATCAGAGGATGAGGAGAATAGCTTTACGATGGTGGAGGAGAAGAACTGAGTTGCATTACCCCCAGTAGGAACAGATTGGGTGTACATTGCCGTAATGTTATTCCTAGCTTGAGAGATAGCCACAATCAGAGCTGGCTTCTCCTGGTTGTTTGCATAGTTAATCATCATCCAAGCATGTTTTAAGTCTTTCGACTCTGCTCCGATCTGCTTAGTGCCGTCTAATTGCTTTAGCTCTGTGGAGTCTTTCTCAAAGTATACCGCTGGGAGAAGAGAGCTTATACTATCTATCACAATCATGTCTACACCCGCATGCAGCAAGGCTACTACGACGTCTACCATGTCATTGATACTCCTGGCCTCCGAGTAGATCAACTGTGCAGGGTCTACCCCCAGCCTCTCAGCCCACTCTGCATCGTAGGACATCTCCGCATCGACCCAAGCGCAAAGCTTGCCTTCTTTTTGCGCCAAGCCAATTGTCTGCAGGCACAGAGAAGATTTTGCACTTGACTTGCTTCCCCAAAGAAGAACCTGCCTTCCATAGGGAAATCCACCACCCAATGCTTTATTAAGTCCCGGACTAGGAGTAGGCTGAAACTCTGTCTTAATACCCACTGCTGCCGATACTTTTTTTCTTAGTTTAGGATCTAGCAAAGCTAGAGCTTCCTCAATTGTTGTCATTTACGTCCTCCATAATTACTGTTCCGTCCTTAGTTTTTGCAAAACTAAATTTATATGAGTTGCCTTCTTTTATTTTCATGTATGCCTTAGCAAATTGCGTAGGGAAAACTGTTACGGGGTGAAGCTCTCTGGCAGCATCTGCCAGTGTTAAGTATGCCATCTTCTTTCCAGTTTTGGTTATCCTCGGCTTAAACGATACCACATACATTTCCTCATCCTTAAAAGGGAGAGTCTTGTAGTTAAGGTATTTAGTTAGTGATGACTCTACCTTGCCGATATCGTCAATCTGAATAGCATTCAACACCCTGTTGTCACTAGCCAGAAGAAGGTAAGTCTTTCCTGGCTCTATGGTTGTTTGCTCGTCATCAAAGATTCCAGTGCTACCAGTCTTATCCAATAGCTCTACCCGAGACCACCCCGGTCCACGCTTAATGCTCTTGACCATGCCCATTAAGATGTAGGATCCCTTTTCCTCGAACTCCTCAACGTCGCTTATGAATGCGTGGAAGTGTTGCGGAACTGATATATTGAACTCTGGTAGGTTTAAGAAGTCATAAAGGTTTTCCTTAATCTCTTGGTCGTTACGTGGATTGTCTTGAAATGTTGCTGCTCCCACTACCCGTAGTGCTTGCAAGGACCTGCTGTTCACGCCACTACCCTTGGTCAGACAGAACTTCTCCAGCTCTTGGTAAGATCCAAACGGTCTGGAAGCCATGAACTTAGCTGCAATATTATCTGAGATGTACTTGATTCCTGTTAGACCAAAACGAATACCCTTGCCTTCAATTTTAAAGTCACCATCAGAGTCGTTGACATGAGGAAGCTTAATGGCAATCCCCATACGCTTAGCTTCGATAAGATACTCTGTCCTAGCATCCTTGTCTTTCTCATTCTTTAGAATGGAATACATAAACTCTAGGGGATAGTGTGTCTTTAGCCACGCTGTCCAGTATGAAAGTGTAGAGTAGGCTACGGCGTGAGATTTATTAAAAGAATACCCTGCGTGGGCCTCAAAGTCATGCCACAGATCAGCAGCTACGTTAGGGCTAAGATACTGAGAAGCGCCAGCAATAAACTTGTCCTTGAAAACGTCAAACTCTTTTGCGTCTTTCTTCTTTCCAATAATCTTACGAACCTTGTCGGCTTCGGCCATAGACATCCCACCTAAGTGAACACAAGCTTGCATAACCTGCTCTTGATACAGGACACAGCCGTAGGTTTCAGCAGTAAACTGCTTGAATACCTGGTGGTGGTAGCTTATGCTTTGACGGCCTTGCTTGCGAGCAATGTAGTCTTTACCAATAGTGTTCGCAGCTCCTGGACGGACTAAAGCATTGGATGCCGCAAGCTCTGCAAAGTTTTTAACACGCATCTTTACGAGAAGGTTTGTGTAAGGTGTTGCTTCACACTGGAACACACCCTTGGTGTATCCATCAGACAGCATTTGATACACCTTGGAATCTTCCATATCTGTCTTAAGGAGATCTATCTTTCTCCCATGGCGACTTTCGATTATGTCTAGGGTGTCTTTTAGAACAGATAGTGTTTTTAGACCTAGTGCGTCTATCTTGATCAGACCAATACGCTCTGCCTCCTCCATGTCTACCGCGACTACGGGGATCCTCTCCTTGTTTCCAGGAGAGACCCTAGTCTCCATAGGGGCAAACTTGAAGATAGGCTGCTTGGATGTTACAACGCCTGCTGCGTGGATACCAGTGCCCCTGATTCGGCCTCTCAGCTGCTCTCCGTAGTGTTCAATCTCTGGGTACTTGTCCCTAAACCATTGAGACTGTTTGGAGCGGCAGTAATCTTCCCAGGTATCAATTACTTTTAGAACCTTGTTGACGTCTGTCAGAGGAATGTGCAAGACTCGAGCTATGTCTCTGACAACACCCTTATCTTTAAACTGTAGGAATGTAGCGATGGATGCGACATGCTTGTACTGTCTAACTAAATAATCTTTGACGTCTTCACGCCTTGTGTCCTGAATGTCGGTATCGATATCTGGAAAGTCATTACGCTCTGGATTGATAAACCTAAAGAACAGGAGTCCATGCTGAATAGGATCAATGTCCGTAATTTCCAAGGCGTAGCAGAGCAATGACCCTGCGGAAGAGCCTCTTCCTGGTCCAACCATAATGTTCTGTTTCTTTGCCCAAGCGATCATAGAACGAACAACCAGAAAATAAGGACCGAAGTTCTTGTTCTGAATAATCTCTAGCTCTTCGTCTAGCCTGTCCCGATATTCCTCCGTGTTCACACCTCTAAGCTCTAGTCCAGCTAAGGCAAGCTCTTTAAGCTCTCCGTTAGGGTTCTGGTACTGAACAGGCAAGAGGTCTAAATGATCTTGGATTTCATAGTCTTCTACCTTATCTGCAACTTCACGAGTAGAGTCATACATATCTTCTCTATCAATACCCTGAGCCTTCATGGCACTATGCATTTCTTCGTCAGAGAGCAGGTGAATCTCGAAGTTAGCGAAAGACATTTTCCTTTCACCATACAAGTAGTCGAGCCTATCCATTAGGCCCTCATGCTTTAGTGACTTGTCATAGGTGGACTCTTTTAATACTTTGTTGGAATAGCTATTAAGAATAAGCTTTAATTCCTGAATCTCTTTCTGACTTTCATCTGCGTGATGGCAGTCTGGAGTAACGATAGGCTTAACCCCGTACTGGTCTGCTAATGCAAGCAATTGCATATTTACTTCTGGGGGATTGTGTGGCATGATCTCAATATAGTAATCGTCCCCAAAGACCCTCTTGTGCCACTCTATGATCCTCTTAGCTTCTGCCAGCTCTTCTGCTTCGATAGCCTTTGCGAGGGCTCCTGAGAGGCAGCCAGAGGTCACTATGAGCCCCTCTGCATACTTCTCTAGAACTTCATAGTCAATGCGTGGCTTCTTGAAGAAACCTTCTGTCCAAGCAATCTCATTTAACTTGTTTAAGTTCTCTAAGCCAATCTGATTCTTAGCAAGGATGATAACGTGGTTGTAAACTAAGTCTAGTAATCCTTCACGGGCGTCCTTGCCTCGCTGGTCAAACCTATCTGCAGTTATATAAGCTTCTACTCCTAGGATTGGTTTAATCCCCTTTGCCTTAGCCGCACGATAAAAACTTCTATGTCCAGACAGGGAGCCGTGGTCAGTCAACGCTATCGCTGACATTCCGATTTCTTCTGCACGGTCAATGTATTCCTCTGGACTAGCTATCCCATCAAATAGGCTATAAAAAGAGTGAACGTGTAGTGCCTGGTAACTTGTCATTAAGACATCTGCCTTTCGTATATTTTTACTATAAGTGTCATGAATTCATTTACTGACATCGAGCCCTTTGCAGTATTGCA